CTTCGATGCCATGCATCTTGAAACCAAGCGTTTTCAATAACTTCTCCGAAGTCTGGTATTCCGCGTCACGAGGCGTGTAGATGATCGTTTCCCCAAGCTGTTTCGCTTTGGAGATCAAAACTCTCACTTTCCGAGCAATGGGCAGGGCGTAGGCTGGATTCGTCGAAATCATACTCAACCAAATCCAGCAGCGGCCGGCGCCCCAGGCCAAGCCGCCGCTCCCGATTATCTTACCGTCGTCAACCCCAACAAATGCGATGGCCGGCATATCCACCTTGACCGAAAGGCAGGTTTCAATCTGTCTTGGGTCAACCTGAACGATCTGCAGCATCATCGCTCGTTCGTTGTAAGCGACATCACCATACTCAGGAGCGTCGCCGTATAAGGGCTTTCGACCTCAATCACCGCCCTGGAGTCTGTGTCCCAATCTCCAGCGAATGGAAACTGCTGCTCATCGTGCACATCGCTCAGAACGATTGCATCCGGTGTTGCGCCGTCTACCTGTCGCGGGAGAGCGTCGAGCCCTCGATACGGGTCATCCTTGCCGATCTTGATCCCCGCGCGCGCGAAATCCGTCATGATGAGGCCAATGCTGTCGATCGACTTCTTCTGCAGGAGAGCCGTGCCAGAGGCACCATAAGCAAGTCTGGCCGACTTGTAGCGAGCCTTATATGGAAGACCAGCGACCCAATTGGTTACCGCAGACGGGAGGGTGATGTTGCCGGATCCGTTCACTGTGAACTCTGCCCGAACTCCGTACGCTGTTTCCACAGGCGCACCGTCGGCCCACACGACAACCGTTTCACCAATGAGATGAGAACCGACATTGACGGTCGCAGATGCCGGGGAATTGATCCCGGTCTGGAAAGCATCCATGACCTTGCAAAGCGTGGATGGCTTAACCTCGGTGTCCATCGCCATTTTCTCGATGTAGCGAACTGTGTTCCCGTTGATTGTTCGCTTTACCGAGAAATAGACGCGATCCTGAACCAGGCTCGGCAGTACCGCCACGCTTTCGAAATCGCCGTCTGTTTCCAACGGGATAAAAGCAAGAACTTCCTGATCTGGTTCATACACCATGCAAGCCGCAGTCCCGTCATTCATCACCAGCCAGATGCGGGTATCAGGACGACGCTGCAGACCGATTGCCTTAACTCCACTTTCAAAGATATCCGTCGTGAGCTTACTGATCTGGGATGCCATGTAATCGGCTGCCTGCCCGTCGAAGATCAGTTCCAGGAGAGCGGTTCCCGCCCGCTCCACAAAGATACCCCTGGTATCGACCTTGATTGGGTCGATCGCCGCGGCGCCCGTCGTTGATGAATCCTTAATGCCGAAGTTTGTCGCCGTCAGCGGCTCATCAAGCGACGAAGACTTGACGGTCGCAACCACACCCTCGGTTCCTATAAGGAGCCGCTGAAGAGACAGAAGCCACTTGGTATCGTTCACTCCCCCTGTCGCGATCGAGCGAGAGATAGGCGCGCTGTCGCCTTCCGTGTCCTCATCGAAGCTTTCGAAAGCATCCGAGACGGAACCCCAGATACGATCTCCACCAGACCACCACAGGCGCCCGTCAGACAAGGTAACGGCAGAGGGCCACCCGCTATAGTCCGACCACTCTCCCATTTGCCAGTCACGGGTGAAGACGCTGTTCTTGAATGGTTCAAGGATCTCGATATCCACGAGAGTTGATGAGGTGTAACCGACAACGCGGCATATCCCGGTTCCACCGCCACCTTGATAGCTTATCTGGATCTGGACTTCTCCAGAAGTGTAATCACCGGGCTCGAACCCAAGCCGATAGTAATAAATTGCATTATCGGCCGAGTCATCAATCGCCACAGTCCCGTTCGCTATGTAGGTCTGAACGCTGACAAAACCCGTGTCGGGGTCGTCATAGGATCTTTGTAGACTTACCGTGCCACTCCAGGTTCCAAGCAGGGTGAAGACGAACGCTCGGTCATCACCGATCCCGGAAACCCGCAAACTGCTGGTGTACGCGTCCTCGATTGCAATCCGCTCATCAATGTACTGACCGCTGTGCGACAGTTTGAACAACGAGCCGACCATGTCCTGATTGAAGAACGGGGCGCTCGCTTCAAGCGAAGCATTGCCATTGAAAGCCGTTGGACGAAGCCTCACTACGGGATTTGCGTTCAACTGAAACGGCCCGTCGTCAACATCGTATTCGACAACTGACCACGATCGGCTCGACCTTCGTTCAATCCGACGTTGCTTTATGCCGTCACAGGCGGCGAAGCACACATCGGCCGATTGCGTCATGCGTACGGATGGCAGATCTGCCAAGGTCCAAGGTGTCGGGAGTTCCATGACTCCTGCCGCTTCGACCTGGATGCTATCGACAATCCGGTTGACATGTGCCTTGGACGAGAATTGCACATAGTAGGTTCCGGATGGAGTAAACGACAGTGAATGCGTCCCGGTCCTGAGAACCGTTTCCGCAATATACTGGTCTCCACCGCTTGAAGATCCGCATCGAAAAATGACCGGCCCACGGTCGACTTTAATTCTCAGGGCATGTTCTGTTCCCGCAGACGACGTCGTTACAGATCGAGAGCATTGCGCGATTGCCTCGATATCGGTCGCGTTGAGGGTCAGCTTCCCTCCTGAAATCGTCGCGACACCTCCCCCAACCCCGGTCGTCGTCCATCCGGCAGAAGAGGAGAAATCCCCATTCGTTACCGTGCTATTGGCTGTGGGTCTGGTTATGGCAGTGTCATCGACAAGAATTCTGAGGCTCTGGTTCGTAAACTCCATCAAAGCTGCGTCGGATGCGCCGAAGACGAAATCCTTCAGTCTTGCCTCCGCATTACCATCGGTCGATGCAATGTGCTCAAGACCGGGGCGCATGAACCCTGGCCCCGTTGCCTTGCAAAGCAGATTCGTCTGCTCCTGAGCAGCAAGGCGCATTCGTTCCAGGTCAACGCGCGCCAAGGCTGTCTTGTCATGCACCCCTACATTAAAGGCATGGAGATAGGTATTCGTCTTAGCCACGGTCGAAACGCCACCTTCCGTAGCCGCCAAGGCGAGAGCGAACGAGTGTTCCGACTGGACGGCTCTTTACCCGCTCATCGATCGCATCCAGAGTTTTCGCCTTGATGAGGCGCTCCTTGAACAAGCTGTAGAGATCATTGCGGTTGCCGCGGTCGGCGCTGATCGGAAGCCCGCATTCGAAAGCGAGATATGCCTCCACAACCTTTGCAAAGCTCTGGCGCCATGCGCCGACGTTGAACCCATAGTCCTCGTCATTGGAGATGTACTGAACGTACAAAGGCTCTGAGCTGGCGAACCAGTACCCTGCCTCGTCGGCATATTCCTCGAAGTCGTCGTTGTAGTCCGTCGTCGTTGACATCGTCACCGTGCGGACCCAATCGTCAGGCTTGGAATAGGAATAGTCGTAGCCGAACAGCGGCTCCATATCCTCGTCGTAGGCGATCTCGACCGATCGGACAGCGAAGTTCCAAAGCCCCTGTTCCAGAACGTACTGGACAGAGTTTGCCCATGCCGCATCGAGCTTGCGCTTTTCCGGCCGGTCTTCCGACAGGCTGGCGAGTTCGGACGGACCAAGAAGGCGAAGAGCGCCCTGGTAGATTTGAAGACGATCAGCCATTCGAACCCCACTCCCCGTCTGTGATCATGCGTTCACGAAGGGCATCCGCCACGAATGAAGACAGCAATCGCCGTCCAATGACGCCTTCCTGATTGATGAGGTAGCCGATCGAGTTGAAGCCCCGCTTGTCCCAGGCAAACACGACATAGCCGTGCATCTCGCCTGGCTTGTAGTAGCCGGCAATCATCGCGGCCCTGTCCACAAGGAGCTTCTGTGCATCGTCGCGTTCAATGGTTGGAAGGCGGCGAACTTCCCCGCCTGACTTCCATTTCACGCTTCGGATACGGCATCCGCTCACTGAGCGTCCTCGGCAATCTCGCGGGCCTTTGCATAGGCATCTGCCTTGCTCATGCCGTCAGCGAGAACATCGTCATTGCGGACGACGCGCCACTTGTATTTCGGACCACCGAACGAGACCTGATATCCGTCCGGAAGATCACCATATTCGCCATCATCGTCGGCGCCGGCAGCCTTGGCCGCTGCTTCCGTCTTCTT